TAATCTGATGTATTCTTTGTTCTACTTCAGCTCTCACTTCCGTTCTACTCAACTTAGGGATTGTATATTCTAATAGCTTAAATGCTAATTCTAATGCAGCTTGTGGGTCTTTCTTCTTAATCTCCTCCAAATCTTTCGATAGGGTTGATAAGGTATTATCTACTGCTCTTGCTATTGAAAGCTTAACCATCTCCGTAGAACGATTAACTGCTCCCTTTGGTCTTCCTTTACTTAGCTTATTTCCTTTTTCAAATGCCATTGTTATTTCCTGTTATTTAAACATTTACTTATATTTTAACACTCATATATAAAAATATATCTAAAGCCTATTTAAATGGATTATTTAGGTTATCTTTGAGATGCTTCTTTACCTTCTTACAATTAAGGTAGACTGTGGATTTAGATAGCTTTAGTTCTGCTGCTAACTTCTCAAATGTCATCTCCTTATCAAATGCGTACATCTGATATATTTTAGATGGTGCCCATAAACGAGTTCTTTCTAATCGTTTAAGTTCATCCACTACTTCGTTGTATGTGTTATCTATCTTCTCGTCTGAATCTATATTGTATTCTACTTCTACTTCATCATACGTGTCCGAAATTTGTACATTCCTTTTGCCGGCTTTAATCCTATTGTAAAACCTACTACTAATAAATGCGTGGCAGTACATTAAGTTGAATGAATCTAAATACCAAATAGCTGGATTACATTTCTCAGCTAAGTAAAGGTATAGTTCACCAATCAACTCATCTGCTACTTCCGTATCTTTACATAAATTGAAAGCAACTGCGATGAGCCATCCGTGTGATTTCCTATATAGGATGTCTAATCTCTTATTATTTTCGGTTTGTATTTTATTCACCCTTTTCTTTCACAAATTTTCTTAAGGTCTCCACACACTCACCCCAATGTCTTGCTGATGATTTGCATGAGCAAGGTTGGTTTATCTTCTCACCTCTGATACGATTACACCAACTCCAAAACGCACCCATTAGATGCTCAGGTAAATAACTCTTAATACCTTCTAACTGGCCTTTTAATTGTTGAAATTCTTCTAAGTTTAATGGAGTGTATTTACTCTCCCCTACGTTTGGTTTAATTTCTTCTGACATATATTATAATTTTATTCCGTTACACTCACCATCATAATCCTTATCGGTTAATTGGTTTAGCCATTCTTTTCTTTGGCAACATCCGCATGATTTGAATCCTAATAAATCAATTGCTATCCATTCTGATAATCTTTCACCAAACCCTAAAGTAAGGACGTGAATTAAGGCTTCAACGTAATCGCCTATTTTAATCCATTTCATTTTATTTAAGTTTATTTCTTTTTCTTTCAAACATTGCTAACATATTTTGTGAACGATTTATCGCTCTTAGATTAGTTAGGTTATTATTATGTTTATTACCGTCTATGTGGTCAATCTCTAATCCTTCATTGATTTTACCAACGTATGATTCATATACTAATCTGTGTCCCCTTCTCCATAATCTCCTTTTATCTTTACCAGCTCCTACGAATAGTCCGTAGTATAAATATCCACTTGGGTGTGTGCGTGGTTTAACCAATCTTAATTCACCTGTTTTATTATAGCGTGGTGATACTTTAGTACTCCATATAGTACCATCATCTTTAGCGTAATAATCTTCGATTCCTTTAATTTCTTTCATAGTTTTAATTTTGTGACATAAAAAAGCCAGCCCCTAAATGAAAAAGGGCTGGCATAATATAAGGTAAACACGCAGCGGAATAAATAAAATGGCAGTTCGATAAAAGACCGCTGCGGTTATACATATAACAATTGATTGTGTTTTTGTTTACCTTAATTCTTTTGTACATCGTTTACGTTAATAATTTGTGTGTTTATCTTTTCAGTTGCTGCATCTATTAGTGCCTGCATATCCATATTTTCTAATACGAATAACATTTCTTCGTGAGTTATTTCTGAAGTAGATTTCTTTAATAGTCTTTCCAACTTCTCTTTCTTACTTTCTTGCATTTTGTTTTAGTTTTACTTTATCAATTATAATTTCTCTACCAATTGGGTCCAGCTCTATTGTTTGCAATTCTTTTTGAATATGCTGGGTAGGTTTAATAGTTGCTATGTATTCATTCATACTTTCTTCTAGCTTCCTTTTACTTTGTGAATATTCCCAAGCTTCTCTTACTGCTTTCTCATCTACACCTTTAAACTTTGGCATCTCTAATGTATCTTCTAACCATTTGTTAAGGTCTGAAACTATTTCCTTTACATCTTCTCTATCTAGCTGTGTAGTAATAGAAAGCAAAATCTTCTCTTTATCTTTTTGTATTTGTATCATTTTATCTTTTTAATATATCTTCAAACATTTTATCAAATTCTTCTTCAGTAACAGGTCCAACCATTTTCTTTGGCTGTAATACTTGAATACTTTCACTTACAGGTGCTTCAGCTTCTATTGGTTCGCTGAATAATGATTGGTATTTACTATATAATTCTTCTTGTCCCATAACTTATTTTTTATAACATTCCGGCAAAAACTTCATCAAATTCTTTTTGTCTTTCTTTTACTTTATCTATAACCTGTTCCTGTTCTTGTTCTTTAGCTTTATCCTTAACTTGTTCTTGTTCTTGTTCCTTGGGGGTATCCATAGGGTATAGATAGGGTATAGATAGGGTAGCGATACCCTTAACATCTTTAATTAAATTTAATCCATTTAATGTTTTAATTGCTGACAGAACTGCTTTATTTTTACTTTCTAAGAAATTATCTCCATACTGAATAGTGCAAAACTTATTAACTATCCATTTTTCATCAGTAATTTTAGAAAGCTTTCCAGAGAATGTTTCTATTAAATCTTTTTCTGTTATATTAGTATTACAGAAGTAATTAAGATTTTTAATATTACTTAGCCATATACCAGCATTATCACAGCTGTCTAATATGTAAATCCAAATTAATTTATAATCATTTGGTAATTGTGAGAACCATACATCGTTCCACTTGTTTGTATCAGTAAATCTTTTTGCCATTTCATTTATTGTTTAAGTAGTTGTATATAAATAGTGAGTAGTTTTTCCAAAAAGCAATATTAACTAAAATATTTTAAAAAAATTAGAAAGGGGAGTATTTTCATGGCAGAAAGTAGATAGAATGTTACAAATATATCGTATCTTACTCCCCTTCTAATAAGCTAATCAACTATGAATTAATACAAAGATACGAAATTAAATTCATATATCCAAATATTATTTGTGTTTACAATTGTATCCATGCCATCTTTTATATAGAGGTAGAGATGTTTTAAATCCACAATGTTCACATTTTACCATAACATTGTTTGGATGCTTTTTTGATTTAGCAGAAGCTTTACCACCAGCAATTGCATTTTTGATTGTTTCTTTTTTTGATAATCCAAATATTCCAAATCCTTCTTCTTTAGAACGAGGACCTACTATATTCCCTATCTCTTTAGAAAGTTTTACTCTATCTTCTTTTTTCATAGAGTGAAATCCTAATTTATTATCTTTGGCTGTTTTACCACCTTTAGCTCCACCTATTTTTCCACCATTTGAACAACTTTGTTTAGTTCTATTTTCATTGATAGTAATTTTTTGAATAGTAATAGTATCATCACCTTTCATTGGGATATTACCCCATTGTATTTCTTTCTTAGCCATTTTTAACAATTTGATTATTAACTAATGTTTTCCACTTTGATGGATAGTTTTCTCTAATATCAGCTATCTTTGTAGCAACACGTGGAGTAATCTCATGTAAAGCTTTGTAATTATCTTTAATAAAATCAATTGTATTATCAATAACTGTTTTTGAATAACCACCTTCCTTACCTTCACAATTTGTCCCTAACATCTCACAATCTTCAATTAGATGAATAGTGTACAATAACTTTTCTTGAGTGTTTAGATACACAGGAATGATATTAAAACGAGAACCAATAGCGTTCCAATGGTTCTTAGCTTTCTTAGCAATATCCTCAACCGTATCGTTTGTAATCCATATAATAGTACCTTGAAAATCAAAACTCATAGGTACTTCATTCTCTCTCATCAATTGGTTAGCTGATGCTCTTTCCCAACTAATCATTCTTTCACCCTTAGTTACATCGGTAGCACCTTTTAACATATCTAATATTGCATTCTTTTCAGCTGGAGATTTATGGATAATATCACAGTCATCCAATACAACAACTCTACCTTTACCTCTATTTAAATAAAGTTTAACATAAAGTGCTGGTGCTGATATAGATGCACCTTTAATATATTCCACTCTCTTTTCAGCTTTAGCATCTGTAAATGCTTTTTTAACCCAATAGGTTTTGCCAGTACCAGCATCACCTGATACTAATAAACCTTTAAGGGCTGAATACTTTGGAGAAACGAATGATTTTGTCATAGTGTAAACTGTATCGAATTTTTCAATTACATCGTTTACAACAGGGTTGAATTTGTTTGTCTTTTTCATATCTTATTTTTTTGATTATACTCAAAGATACGAAAAATCTATGGAACTACCAAGTGTTTTACCTATTATTTTAGTAGTTTTTGCTAACTTGTTGATAATCAATTGGTTAGTTTTTTAGCTATTTTAAAGTGTTTTAAGGTGGGTCTAATCGTTTGGTAGGGTAAGTATCCAAAGGACATAAAAAACCCCCTAGAAAGGGGGTCTATTGGGTGGTAATTCAAATGAAATATATGTCAATGGCAGAAATAGATACCAACCCCAATACTTTATTCTAATATAATCCACTCATCCTTTTCGGCTGTGGCTTCTTTTAGTTTCCTTTCACTTAGAAGGAAAGGGTAAATATCTTTAAATTGTGTGAATGATAGTTTCTTATCAGCCTTAGCCTGTTTAACAATACTATCTATTCTATTTTCTAATAAGGTTAGTTTTTCAGTTTCATCAATGTATCCATCAATTTCACTCAATACTTTATATACTTCCTTACTTCCGGCTTTCATCAACTTATTGAATTCAGCTCTTAATTCAGTTTCAAAATCCATATTAATCGTTTAAGGGTACGCAGTTTGGAACTTCTCTACCATCTACTGTCTTTGTACCAACCTGTACATAATTTTCCCAACATGGGTCATTAGGTCCTTTTTCCAAAGGTGCTAGGTTAATACCTCTAAAATTAGTATCGTATTTAATTCTAGCCATCACCTTCTTATCAGTTGATTTAATCTTCTTCATCTTATCTCTATCGTATGTAGAAATACAAATGGCTGCAGCTTGTTCCACTTCGTATCCAGCTTTAATTTCTGCTGGTATGCAATATTCTAAATACTGCTCTTTTGTTTCTCCTGCTTTTGGCTTATCTACTGGCATAATCTTTTTGGTTTTATCAGTTATTTTTTGTATCTTTGTAATACTACTAATTTAACAATCGAAAATTGTTATATATTAAACGTGTTATAAATGCCGAAAAAGAAAAACCCTAACAACAATTACTTTAATCAGAATGTAGAAGATGCAGTTTGTATCTATCTAAATTCAGATGACCAAAGAGAAAGAGAAAATGCTTTCAAATTAATATATCCTGCTCTTTGTAAAATAGCAGAAGTTTGGTTCAACAAACTAAAAGTATCTTATATGGATACAGACGCAATTGATATGCAGATGGATTGTGTTGCTCACATAGTAGAAAAGATGCACATGTTTGAATGTGGTAAGGGTACTAAGGCATTCTCTTACATCACAGTAATGGCTAAGTTCTATTATATGATTCACAACAATAGAAACTACACTCACATTAAAAGATATATTCCTATCAGTTATATGTCTGTCGAATTTGATACACCTAATACGGATGCTAGGGATGCGAAAGCTAAGGAAGCTAAAATGTTATTAGAGGCCTTCACAATGTATTTGGAATTGAATATTGAACAAATATTACCAAAAGAAAAGTATAGACCTGTTGGTACTTACCTAATTGATTTATTGAATAACTTTGAAACCGTTGAGGATATCAATCGTAGAAAGATTGTAAATCAAATGGCTGCCGTAGATGGAATGCCATCTCGTCATCACATTACAAAAATAATGAATTACTTAACATCACAATTTAATCTATTCAAAAAGCAATGGATGGATGGAAATACATCTCTTAATTTTATTGAGAAAACTGAATTAACAAGGGAGGAACAAATGATTGTAAAACAAAACTTTAAACAAAATTCTATTAAGCTTGGCATTACACGTTTGGCTAAAGAATTTGGTATAAGTGAACCTGTACTTAGAGAGTATATCAGTACTATTATCTAACTCTATATCTCTTACCTTCCCAACGGCATTCCGTTACCGTTTGTAAATCTATTGTTCTCCAATCACCACCATTGTCTTGTGATTGTACTACCATATAATCTTTTGCTTCGTAATCGTATATAGCACCTCTAGCGATACCATTTAAGAATGGTCCCCAGTTCACATCTCTTGCGAATGTACCACCACTTACCTTAGATGATTTAACAAATATAGGTTTAGATGGAGTACTCTCCATTAGGAATGCGTAGAATTGTGTAAATGTAATTTCATCTACAGCGAATTGAACTATCTTACTATATACTTTATTACTAGTCATTATAATATTCTTTTACAATTTCTATGTGATTATCCATAAACGAAGTATCATGCTTCATACCAACAATGTTATCTACTTCTTCCATTATATCTTTGAAATCATCTACTAATAGTACAACTTCTTCATAATCATGTTGAGATGCTATTCCAGCGTTTACTATTTCTTCTTCTTTTCTGAATACATTATCAGCTGCTTGTGCTGCACTTCTAATCATTCCTTTTGTATCTTCATCAACCTGCATTGTTACTAAGTGTTCAAATAATTCACTTGCAGTTGGACACATTTGAAAATATCGTGTATGATAACCAAATACGTTTACATTTGGTTTCTCAATAGCTAATAAAGCTTTCGTTTTATATTTGTCCTTTCCTTTAGCTGCTTCTCCAGGGTATGTTGATGATACTGATGGTTGCTCAGCTTCTTCCAATAATCCTAACTCTCTTAATTTGTTTCTACTCCATGCTAAACCAGCTTTACCACCCCATAATAGGTATGATATAGTTCCACATGCAGCTGAATCACTTTCATCATAGTATGCTTCAGCTCTACTTAAATAAGAGTACATACGTTTGATTGTTTCTATACTAATAGGTTTTCTTTGTGCTAATTGTTGCGCTCTTACTTTACCTACTGGTGTGGCACATTTGTTACCATTCTTATCGTTTAATTCAATACCTCTCTTAGCATTATTAGCTACACCATCACCATAATCAGAAAATGATTCCATTTCCACTCTTTTCTTCCCCTTGTAGCGATTATCTTTCTTAATTACAGCCCTTATCTCACTTAGGATTAGAATCGCTTCTTGCTCCTCTAAATCACTTAAATAGGTATCTGCTGAAAATAGAGATTGTTGTACTAAGTTGTGTCCGAAAAGGCCTTCAATAGAGAATCCTTTTACTTCGCCGGTCTTTACATAATCATTCCAAATCTCATCATTATCAATCTTAAAAGTACCCATCCAAGAACCAACCGGAGCATTAAGACCATATAAAGATGATTTATCTTTAGTAATGCTTTCTTTAATCCAGCTTTCCACAAGGGTAACTCCATTAATTTTCTTATCATGTTCTAATGTTGAAGAATCAGTATATTTCTTTTTAAGATACATTTCAGAAAGTTTCTTAATAGTTTCGGGTTTGAAAAACACATGGTATGGTTTTCCAGCTCCATCTATTCTTAATATTTGCTTATTTGGGATTAATATAGCACCCATAACCAAACGTTTCTCATCGTTTAGTGCTGCAAATTGTACCTTCTCTTTTTCAAAGAATACAAAATTTGATTCAATAGCTGGTTCTTCTACTAAACTAATAGCAAAAACCTCATCTACATTCTCATCTTCAATTACTAATTCGTATATCATAATACTTTAACAATTTATTATCCATTTGTTCCACCACTAAAGGTAGCTGCTCTAGTTGTTCTACGGTCTAAAGCCTGTTGTGAAGTTACATCTCCACTTACAACATAAGCCTTTACAGGCTTTTCACTTCTAGCTGCAAGTGTTTGTGCGATTTGTTGACCAGGTGAAGCCTGGCCTTGCGTACCAGTTATTTGTGGTACTGCTGCTCTTTCCAAAGTAGGTGGTACAGGTGCAGTTGATGCTCCTCCAGCTCCACCAGCACTTCTTGGTAATGAACCACCGGATGTTGGTGCAGTTCCACTATCTGCTGAATTTATTTGTTGAATTGCTTTTATACCAGCTGCTACTGATGATGCTATACTCAATGCTGCTGAAATGGTATTGATTGCAATCCAAGGTTGTCCAAATGTTAATGGTGATGCTGCTAAGGCTTTAGCGTTAGCAATACCTGTATTAACTACTATCTTACCAATTGCTGCTGCCTGTTCTACAATTACACCAGCGATTGCCAATTTCTTATTCTTACCTGCAATCTCTTTTAAGAACGAACCAAATTGTCCAGCTAAATCTAAATAAGCATTCTGCATACTTGCTCTTGCTTCCAATTCAGCCATATCAATTGCTGCTCTTTCATCTGCAGCCTGTTGTTTGATTTGAGTTCTTTGATTTTCAGTTAAACCTTCCTGTTGTAGGAGTTCAGCTTCTTTCTGTCCAATTAATTCTTTTCTTCTATCAAATGAAGTTGTAAGTAAAGCTAATTCATTCTCAATACCTAATAATTCATCATCAATTCTAGTCTTCTCAATTGCACTTCTTTCAGCTTGTGCATCTAATACTATTTTAGTTTTCTGAGCTTCTGTAAGTTCAGTATTAGATAATGCTAGCTTCTCTTTTTCATCAATAATTGCAATTAACTCATCATATCTTGCAGTTTGTTGTGTCAATCTATCATTAGCTGCAGTTTCTCTTATAGCTTTCTTTTGTTCTTCAGATAGTCCTTCAACTGATAACATCAACTTTTCTTTCTCATTGATTAATGCTATCTCTTTGTTATATCTTTGTTCTAATGCAGCTGTACGATTCTCATTTGCTAACTGAGCTTCTTCAAATACTAATTTAGCAGTTTCTAATGCTTTTTGTTTCTTTTCTTCATCTTTCTTCTTCTGCTCCTCATCAAACTTAGTATTGATGGCATCAACATCTCTATTGTATGCTTCTAATACTGCAGTTCTATCGGTAATACCAGCCTTTTCTAATGCTAATATATCAGCATTAAGTTTCTCACCTCTTTTGTATATTTCTTTATCTCTATCTTCTAATCCAGATAGGTAAGCTTCAGTAAGTACTTTATTTGCAGCTTCTAAATCTTTTAATCTTTGTTCTTCTAATTTCTTAGCTTCTGCTGCTGCTTTCTCTCCTCTTTCTTTTCTTTTAGCAGCTGCTTCTTCTGCTGCTTTCTTTTCAGCTTCAGTTAATCTTTTAGAACCTGCTGTAAATGCTTTAGAACCAGCTTCAAATCCAGTTTGAACACCAGTAACTACCGCAGTACCAATTCCCTTTGCAGTATTCTTTGCGTTATCTACAAAGGATGTAAAGCCTGTTTTCACTGTATTACCAACTTGTGCTACACCTTCTTTAATTAAATCAAAATCAAATGTGAATACACCCTTAAGAACTTTACCAGCTCCACTAGCTACACCAATAAGAGTTTTGAATGCGTTTACAAAGTTGTTAATAATAAATCCACCTAACTCTTTAGCTACTCCTAATACTGCGGTAAATGTACCTGCTAATACTCCAGCTGTTGTTGAAAGGACTTTCATTACCTTTTCGTTCTCTAACAAACTGATAACTAAATCAGCAAACATCATAGCAATAGGCTCAATTACTGCAAATAGACCGTTCATTATTTTTTCAAATGCTTCGGTTATTTTGTTTAATTTAGCCTGACCTTCTTCCGTTCTACTTAGAGATTCTTTAAATGCTGCGATAGCACCTATGATAAGAACAACTGCTCCTAATGCTAATTTAAATCCTAATGAGAATTTATTTAATCCTTCGTTAAAACCCTGAATAGCACCACCCACTTGTCCGATAGGACCAGGCAAAGATGCTAACTGGTCATCAAACTGACCGGCTTGGAAATTTACTCTATCTTGCGCATCATTAAGTTCATCTAACTTACTTCTTAGTTTCTCAAATTCAGCAGTACCATCCTTACCTTCATCTGCAAGTTTTTGTAAAGAAACAGTGGTTTCTCTAATTTGTGATTTTAGAGATTTAAATTTACCATCCGTCTCTTGCGCTTTATCGCCTAAATCACCAACTTGGTCACCTCCTACTACTTCGGTTTCAACTACTACATTATATGTTGTTGTATTATCTGCCATGCCACATGCGTTTTATCAATTGTTTCACTTGTTTCCATGTATAAGGAATCTTTTTACTACCTTTAGCAAAATCTATATTCTTTGATACACCATAGTATTCTTTAACTACCAACAGGTCTATTATATTCTTTATCATAGTATTATAACATTTAAGGTTGGATATTTAATGAACCCTCTAATATAGGTCCTAATAACTGAATATTACACTCACCAGTTGATAGGTTGTAATCGTTAATAGCTCTTAGATGGTAATCATTTCCTCTAAATTGTACAATATCATTCAGTTCCATCTCAAAGTAATCTGCCAATGGAATAACCGCTGATGCGTTAAGTAAACGAGTTCTAGGATTATACAAAAGATTTACATAAGAACTCCAATAGTCTGAATACAAAGATGCAGTTGGTTGAGAACCATAAACAGGTTGCTCATTAAAAAATAGTAATGATTTAGAACCTGTTGTAGGGAATTGTGAACCTGATGGTACACTATAATTGTCAAAGTATGGAAATGTAGTTGTTTGATGTGTCACATTAGCAGCATCTACTAAATAATATGATTCACAATCAACTTGCCCATTATAATAAAGCAGACGAGGTTGTACTCTGGTTGGATTGTAATTCTGGTCAGAGATGTAAGTGGGTACGAATATTGGTATAATTTGTGACATATAATATTATTTTTTAGATACAAGGTTCTCCGAAATCAGTACATGTTCCCATATAATAACTTATTACAGCGGTTGATGGGTCAATACTATATAAATTACAAGTAAATAAATCATATAAAGTTCTATAACCTGTAAATGGTATAGTACCATCAGAATCAAGATATACTACATTACCAATATTAATAGTTCCATCAATTGTATAAACTGAACTATAATCATATCCTAATTGACAAACTGTTCTTGGATTTCCACTAATAGCCATTCCATATTGTCCAGCAAATATAACTGGTTGTGTTGGGTTCAATCCTGCAACTGAACCGGATACGCCTGTACCTGCTACTTGTAATAATTGTGTTGATGCTACGGATGTTTTAACTTCAAACTTACCTTGCGAAAAGAAGTTTTGTAAATCCGTATAATATGATTTACCAAATTCTCTATTAGCAGCTTTACTAAATTGTTGTGAAATATAATCCTGGTCTAATGTATCACCAAAGTTTAATTCGTTTACAGCTAAGTTGTTTGCTGGTATTACTTCTAATCTATCGTTTAAGTTAATATACCTATTAAAATCCCATCTTCTACCTTTATTATACCATTGGTTAAATGGTTCTATAATAAATGTGTTTATTGAAGTTTTAGATGGATATATTACTAAGTTAAATTTCTTTTGTATAGATGTTATAAAATCAATCTGCTTAATACCTGATGTACCAAATGGCATATTAAGAGGTATATTGATTATTCTACCATCAGCTGCCTGATTTACTTTTGTTACATTTAAAAATGATTTACTTGTACCACCAGGGTCCATAGTTACCGTTGGCAATGTACCAGTAGATACATTCGGTCTTTGTTTAATTTGGAAATAATAATTTCCTACTGGTAATTGGTCAGTTGTAAATTCACTTTGTAATTGATATGTTGTATTAATACCACCACTTCTACTTTGTTGTAGCTCATCAAAAAATTGTATATACGATTGTATGGCTCTTAAAGAATATTGTGTACCACTACCAGTCTCTATTAAACGAAGTTGCCATGTTCCATTTTGAGAAAAAGTACCAGGCATATTGTTTACTGAACAACTTACATTAATATTCAAATTTAATATTCCTCTAAGAGAGCTTGATACTTCTACTTTGTATGCACCATTATTATAAAAGTTTTGTGGGTCTTCTAATTTATTATACCAAGGTAGAGTAACGAATGTATCAGCAGGTAATTGGACATCTGTCATACCACTGCCAGTGATAGCTCCAACTCTAACAACTCCGTATGTTTCTAAATTAACATCACTATAAACTGGATAACGAAGTGCTCTATTACATACTAAGTAAATGTCATCTAATCCACCATTATCTATAAATGATGATGAGTATGTATATCCAGCTTCGTTAAATATTGCATCTAAAACTATCTTAGATTTAATTGCAGGTTTGAAATTCTGCGTACTAAGAGCACCATCTATATCATCTACACCAAACTGATTTATATTACCTTTTGTAAATTCTAATCTTTGTCCGTATTCTGCTAATGGATAAACAATATCACCATTGAATAGATTACCTGTCCAACTTGCTGAAATATTATTATAAGATGATGTGTGATTGTATGCAGATAGTGAAGTTAAATCAGTAAGATAACTTCTATTAATTTCTCTAGCAAAAGAAGATACTGCTCCGTAGATTGTTACCTCATACGAATCAATAAACTTATTAGCAAATACATTTACTTTGTTTAATTGTAAATACCCTTGTGAAAGATATAATCCACCAAAATCTAAATAAGCTGGAACTTTTATGTTAGTAGCAAATGTATCAGGATTAAATACACTAATATCATACACATGCTCAAAGAAAGCATTATTCTTTTTGGAACCTGGCAACGTAATCTGCCTAGTAAAATCGGCAGGTATAATGCCCAAATCAAATAGACCTGTAACATTATCAGATAGCAATATATCTTCATCTTTAAATAAATCTAAAATCTGTCCATCTGCAACCAATTGGAATTCTATTCCTTGTGTACTTAATACTCCCATTATAATATAAGTTTATAACCTTGTCCAAAATCAAAATCAAATCCGTATTGAATAACCTTATCAACAACACCTGTTTTGAATGTTACTGAATCAGTAGAAATTGTTAAGGGTGCTAAATCAGTTTGTGATTTAACCCAATATATTTCTTCGGAAACTAACAATTGTTTGAATATTTCGTTATAGCTTTCAGGTACCCAATCAGTATTAACTGAAATAGATTGCTTTGAATCTACTATATAATTTAAGTTTGAGCTATCGTATTGGTTATAAGACAATGTTGGACCACTAAATGTTCCTAATTGTGGTTGATACCCTCTAGCAGTTGTAGAGAATGATTGCCTGTTCACCATATAGAAATCAAACCAATCGAATTGACCGTATCTATTTTTCCACTTAATTCTTACGTTTGGATACTTCTGCTTACATACCACTTCAAAATTGATAGGCGTCCCTAATGCGGTGTTTCCTGCGAAAGCCTGAATAGAATATGATTCTGATAATGTGCTAATCGGGAAGCCACTCTCTTGAGGTGCCTGTGGGTATTGTTGAACCTGTTGTGAAGATGATATACTTCCACTTAATGTAAATACACCAGTTCCTAAAGAACCTGAATAAACTAATTTTGTTGGTTGAGATGCGCCAGTTGTACCAACGAATACTCCAGCTGTTCCAAAATCCTCTGCTAATACTGATTGAGAAACAGGTCCATCGGTCATTAATGGCCAATGTATAGATTTAGATGTAATTTGTTGTCCAATTGGTTCATCAAATATTGCGTATCCATCTAATGCTTTGTAAACACCACTTTCAGCATGAGAGCCTGTAATAAAAACTGAACCTGATTGGTATCTCCAATATCCATCAGCTTTAAAATACTTTATGTTTGAACTATCTGCAGCTGCAGGACTAGTTAGAGTTGAATTTAGTATTCTACCTACATCAAATATACCAACATCACTTGCGTTTGGATATTTTACTAATGTGTAATTTGCCACCGAACCTGAGTTTGATGGAGTTCCATTCCAATAATATAAATCTAAATAGTATTGGAAAGAAGCAGATGTATATACCAGTCCATTCTCCGATAATGTAAATATTGTAGGAGATTGTACTAGCGAACACGTAGCTGGATATTGAGTTATGTTAAGGGCCATCTAAAATCTTTTTATAATTTAACCTTTTTAGAAGGAAAAGTATTTGATGGTTATCTACTTGCTCTCTCTGCGGCTAAACCGCGGAAAGCTCTATCTAAACCTATTTGTATTACAGGTATAAAATCTTTTTCTATATAACCACCTATATAAGCATCTATTGTTTTCTTTAAAAGGGGGTCTTTTGATGCTTCTTCAGCGAATGGTCTTGGATTACCAGCACCAACGCCTGTACCATTACCCCACTCTACCCATCTACCATACTCTGCTCCCGGAGGTGCAAATTGTAAGGATACATTAAAAGATATTTGAGGTAGATTTAAACTTGTTACACTTGCAGCCTGTTGCTGTGTAATCATATTAGAAGGTGTGTTGAAAGACTGTACTGTTTTATATAAGTTACCAGTCTTATAAGCAGGTTTCCAATTGCCACTTATCATATATAAGTTGGCTAGGGATTGATAGGTTTTTGCTACATCTTCTAATGTTTTCATTAGCAATCAGTTTGTACTCCTTTAACTTCTAATGCATTACCAGCTAAAACAACACCTGTATCACAAATGTTAGCCTGATTGAATGCTTCTAATTCAAAGGTACAAACCCATCCTGCTAAACCATTTGGCATTTCGTTTTTGAATGCTACTGCGTTAGGTTCTGATGTGTACTCAAATGCATTCACACCTCTATCAGTATATGCTAACAAATCGTTTAGGATAGATAAAGTATTTGCATGAATATCAAATGTATCATCCGTACCATAGAAAGGAACATCTTGCTGATTATATACTCCAACACTTTCATTGTTCTTATCTTTTGCTTTATCAGCAATAGTTAATTGAACTTGAAATTTAATTACTTTCTCACCAAAACGAGCAGTTGTAATTAGAATGTTTCCCAATGGATATTGAGGAAACTCATCATTATCTAAACCAAAATCATCACCATAGCTCACTCTTTGAATAGAGGGATGGTTCTTCATTATAGTTTTGAAGTAATTTACTATGTTGTAATAGAGTACATAGTTTGTACCAATGTTATTTACTACGTTAGCCATATATTATAAGTTTATTCCACCAAAATACGCATTACCCATATCAGGATAGATTTGAGTTTGATTACCTACTGATTCGTAGTATTCAGGTATTTGATTAGAATATGAAATTAAATAGTTCTGCATTCTAGTTGCATAATAATCAGCGTTGTTCATAGATTTTTGTAATAGATAATCTACTTCGTTTTTAGTTACTGATTTTGCTGTTTCTGTCTCATGCTTAACTGCACCTTCACTTTTGAATTGTACACCAGAGAATGGAAGATATTCCACTACTGCGTACCATATTAGTGTAGGCTTGATATGTTCTTTCATTAAGTCCTGATAAGCAGGTCCTAATGTATTGAAAGTTCCATTTGCAATATCCTCTTGCAACTTATAAAATAATACAGTTCCTAATAAGTTAAGAATGTATTTGTCCTGTGCAGTTCTTACAAAGTTTAATAATCTATCCGCATCAATTGAACCTTGAAGTGGAGTGTTTTTGATTATATCGTTTCTTGTTATAAATAAAGCGTATGCCATATCGTTAATTATTTTTTATATGTTTCAAAGTTCTTAGAGAAATTTGGATTAGATTTTGAATAATCCATAAGGGTTTCAGTTTCTATATTAGGGTCTACTGATGATGGGTTATCTTCAATCTCTGCAGGATTTTCAGCCTGTTCGTTAATATCATCTTGCACTTGCTCTACACTCTGACCTGTTTCTTCTGCTGTTTCTGAAAGAATTACCAATGGAGTTAATTGTTCAAAATACAATTCACTTTGCTCATATCCACCCACAGTCAAAGCTTCAGATAAGAAGTTTATGATTAGGTTTTGGAATGGAGTAATTGTCATTGTTTGTAAAATAGAATAAGCTGTTTTCATTTCCTCTGATTGAGAACTAAATCCGTTAGCTACAGTTCTAATACCAAACAATAATGGAGATGTAATTCTATGTGCAACTAAGATTCTATCTTGTGCGTAATCTGCTACATATTTGTATTTGTCATGTAGGTTATCAGTAGAGATTATATCCAATGTTGGTTTTCTTTCTGGGTCATCGTTAAATGAAATCATAAATCTACCAGCGTTTCTAGTGCCTGTAAACTTAGATTCGATTAGGTCTTCGATTGTATCTCTTTCTTCAGGAGCTGGAATACCATTGTTCATATTAACCATCACTAATGGTAAGAAACCATTCTCAATGTTGTTAAGATGTAAGTTAGATAATTCAGCTTCAGCAAATGAGAATTGTAATGCAGGAATCCAATCAGGTAATGAATAATAATATTTGCCTGGTGAGTAATTCTTAATCCATAAGATTTCCATCTTTTCAGTAGATGTACCGAATGCAGGAATCTTCTTCTTATTTCTTTGTGCTTTATGGTCAGTCCAATCTATACAATAGAAGTAATTTTCAATCTTTGGTTTATCATATAATTTCTCAGCTCTGAAGTTTTGTACTGGAGCATGATACATTTTGATTATCTTACTATGGTCATCGTTCCAATAAACTTGGAAACAAGCATTACCAGTTAGTTTCAAATCAAATGCTACTCTTTTCATTTCTTCTTGAGGTATTAACTTACCTAAAGTTTCTTCAAATCCTTTGTTCTTAGTGTACAATCCTTTACCATATACCAAATCGGCAATACCCTCAATACAAGCTGCGTTAGTTGTTGAGTTGTTGTATGCATCAATTACGTTTTGGAAGAAATCATCAGGACCAATAACGCCTACTGGCACCCATTGGTATCTTGTCTTTGTATCTTCCGTTATAACTGGTATATCTTGCTGTGTAAGATTTACTACACTAAAGTTTTGATTTACTTTCATATTAGTCTAAAATTATATATTCATTATCTGTCACGTTACTAATGTACACATCTTCTAATGGTATTTGATTAACGTAATTTGTTTTGTCCAAAGGTTGAGTAGTAAATACATTAATACTACCATGCCAAATTGAGCATGTTGTATCTGAAATGTAAGCTCTATATTCATCACCAACACTTGCACTTACTAATGTAGGTACTTGCGAAGCAGTGAATGATAACTTACTTTCGTATGCATCATAAGAGTAATTTGACAACGATGCTGATGTATTAACAAGTGTTGTCATATCTTGTAGATATAATCTAAGGTTAGAACTTCCAGTTGGTTGTGTTCTGAATGTCCATACGTTGTTACTAGATGAGTAGTATGTAAGCATTATCTCGTCTTTATGTTTCTAATTTAACAATTTTAGAATTAATTATAGTGATAAGCATAAAAAAGGGTAACACCTTGTGCTACCCTCTTAATTATTTCTTTCTATACTGATTAGGAATTTGTTCCTACTACGATAGTTGGAGGATTACTTACGGCACCGAATGGGTTACCAAAAGTAGAACCAGATACGAATGGAGCTGGGAATTGTTCTTGTCCAGTGAAAGTTACTGAATAACCATAAAGGTCACCAATAGCCGCACCGGTCTGAATAGTACCTGCTGTTACATCTGCACCTTCTCTTTGTCCTACCAATAGAGTATCACCTGCCATTGTGTGGATAAAGATTTGAGGTCTACCATAAGCCATCAACTTCAATTGTGTAGTCATTTCGTTGGTTAATTTCTTCAAGTTAAGAACTAATTCTTGAGAGAAGAAAGTTGTACCATTATCACGAGATGAGTTTACAGTTTCAGTATAGCTAGAATTTCCTTTCAGGTCATATTGATACACTGTTAAGCCGGATGGTAATGATTCTAATAATGCATCTGCGTTTGCGCCAGATACTGCACCTAAAGAACCAGTATAGTTCAAAAAGAATACTGAAGCTATACCACCTACCGAATCTTTACAAGGTTCGTTTCTACCTGCTGTTAAATTACAAGCCATAGTTTTAGTTTTTTTAAGTTAATTTGTTTTTGTTTTTTAACATATTGTGAATGAGAGAGGGAATTTCACCCTCTCATTATTCATTCAATATATTAATAGTTCTTATGGATAGCGATGTCCTCACCGATACCGTATTGAGTACCAGCTGTGTATCTCATAATGATTCTGTAATTTTGAGAACCATCCAAGTTAGCCATATCTAACACTCTTACTTCGTTGTGGTCAGATAATAAACCTGTTCCGAAGAATAAGTTTGATTTCTGAGCTGCAACTACTGCAGAAGATGCTAGACCAGGACAAAATGCCATTTCAATACCATTGAAGTTAAGTGGTTTCTCACCAACGTTCATTTGGTTGTTGAAACCATTTGCACCTTGTGCTCCACCAGCTAATGCTTGTTGATAAGCCTTAACTACGTTAGTTGGAACATAAATCATCAAATCTTCTTTTCCATAAACTTCTTGCGGAATAGCATCAACTAATGCACTAAGTGCAGTTAATACGTTTGCAGAAGTGATAGAACCAGATACAGATGAAGTTACAGGAGCGTTAGTACCACCTGCTACTACTGAAGAACTTAAAGCAGTATAGATACCACCGAATTGTCCGTTAGTTGCAGTTGTACCTCTCCAAATAGATTCTTCAGTAGATTGTGCTACTTTACCACCTACATAAGAGATTAAGAAATCGTTGAAGTCTTTTGGAATCTCATCAAAAGCTGAATAGCCTAATTGTAGAGCTTCCCAAGAATCTACGAATTCTTGCTTACATAATTCAAGGTTTACTTGAAGTTCTTTTGGTTCTAAGATTCTCTCTGTAAGAGCTACAGTACCAGAAGTTGTGAAATCACAAGAAGCATCGTTTACAATGCTGTTGACATCTATCTTTTGGATAACACTTTTGAACTTCACATTCGGCATGATTGTGATGTATTGGTTATCTAAAGTCTTAGCTGACAACAACGCTGCTGCGATGTATTTTCCTGCAAATTCTCCAGCGTAAGTTGTAGTTACTGCTGGTTGTGCGAAATTTTGTTGTTTTCTCATTGCTAAATGATTTTAAATTTTTTTTTATTTGTATAGTCTTGATAAGAAAGAGTTTTGGGTATTAGCCAAAGTATTCTTCTTACCTAATTTTACTCCGTTTTGTTTTGGTGCGTTTTCATCAATTGGTGCGCCATCCAATTTAGGAAGTTCTTCATCTTCATCAGGCTCTACTGCTGCCATAGCTACATCACCAGGTAATGGTTCTGCTTTTACTTTCTCAGCTTTCTTTCCTTCAGAGATTTCTTCTTCCTTAACTTCCATCATACTTTGAATCTTCTTCTCTAATTCTTCAATACGATATGACATGTCTTCCATTACTTTCTTCATGTCACCATATTTTTTCATATCTTCTGAAATAGGTTCTGCAGTTTCTTCAGTATCAACTTCCTCGTCATCGCCCATGTCATCACCAGCGATAGATTCCATTTTTTCTTCTTTCTCGCCTAATTCAACATTCTCTCTTTCAGTGATTTTACCTTCAGCATCCACCATAATCTTAATTCTAACATCGTTACCTTCAGTATCTCTTAAGATTATTTCATGTTCGCCTTCAGGTGCTGGAGATTTACCATCTTCAGTTACCACATCAACCATTTCACCTACATCAAATGTAGGAGATTCTAAGATTGTTCCATCAGCAAGTTTTGCGTAAGTAAATAACACTTCTTCTTTTGCAAGAGATAAAGTTGTCATTATCTTTTTTAGTACTTCTGTTGCGTTCATATTATTTGTATTTTAGTTATTTAACAATTGTATATAAAAATATAGTAATTTTTTATTATTCGCAAGGATTAATATTTGGATTGGTTTCGTTACCAATTACATAAAAATCACCGCTTGATGAGTATAAATGATAAGTGTAATGGTCAGTTACAACTATGTTGCCACCTTCTGCTATTGGTGCTCCTTCATATCTTATTGCTACAAATCCATCACTTCCATCCACACCATTTTGATTATAGTATGTTGCTGCAGCTCCACCGCCTGTATTAGGTATAGGAGTTAAACTACCTGATGATGAGAATAATGCGTTACCACTACCAACGCCAGGTAAGCCTGATGTAAATAATGAAGATGTATTATCGTTTAATACAAAATCACCACTTTGTGAAAAGAAATGATATGTGTAATCGGCAATATCATCGTATCTTATATTTCCACCTGTTGCTTTTGAACCTGTACCAGAGTATCGAATAACTACTGCCCCAGCTTTACCATCCATTTCTTGTGGGAAATATACGTTACCAAGTTGTGCTCCACCACCTCTACCAACATAGTATCCATATTGCTCTGTAGTAGCTCCGTAGCTTCCATAAGCTGGATTAGCCGGGTTCAAACTACCAAATCCACCACCAGCGTAATCGAATCCATCTACCCATTGTAATCCATTACCACCATTACCACCACTAAAATTACCACCACCAAGACTAGAACCTGATGTTCCATTTTGTGCGGCTCCACCACCACCAGCACCTAATGCACTTGTTGGTCCAATAAATGGAGTTAATAATCCCCAACTTCCAGTACCAGAATTACCTGCTGTATTTGTATTATTAGCTCCTCTACCACCTTGTGCAGATACACCAAATGCAGCTGAAGCAGTTCCGTTTGATGCAAAATCTACAAGACAATCATACTTTCCAGCTCCACCACCACCTACACTAATAGGATATGTTTTTACAATTGGTTCTACAATAAATGAGCCAGATATTGCAGCTCCACCTCCACCACCATAACCTGTACCACTGTTACAAGTATTAGTGTTTGTCATTGCTCCACCTCCACCACCTACAACGATGTATTCGATTTGTAATGAAGTTACTGAACCTGATACAACAATTCCACCTCCACCACCTGAATAGTATGAAGATGAAATTAATTCACCACCATGGCATCCTAGTGTTGGTGGTAAACAACCTGGTAAGTTATAAGTCCATTGAGAACCCGAACCACCATTAGCTATTGATGCTGATGTAGATGCTCCATTTCCAGCAAATGTAGATGATGTAATGTAAACTTGAGATTTACCACCTTCACCACCAAATGCTTCAATATTATAAAAAGCTGAATTTTCGCCTGTACTTCCAGTCCAAGCTAATGATTGTGATGTTGCTATACCACCTTTACCACCGTTACCTACCGTAATAGGATATGATACCAATGGTTGTACACAAAAAGAGCCTGATGCAATAACACCACCATTTCCAGCTATACCAACTTTAGGAAGGTCTGAACCTGAATTAAATGAATTATTACCGGCTGCTGCTCCACCACCTGCAGGAACTATAACATACTGAATTTGAAATGGACGAAATGCCTCATTCTCTTGTTCAGTAAATTTAGCACGTTCCAAGTTGGAAGCGTTTATATTATAGTTTAAATTAAGCATGTTTTGTTATTTTAATGCTACCACACCAAATGCAGTAGAAGATGCAGATACCGCTGTAAAGATACCAGGTATGAAACCTGATGCTGATACAAATGATAATACTGAACCATCATAAGTTTTAGCTACCAATGTTCCTTGAGTTCCGATGTACAATCCACCAGCTACAAATCCAAATGCTGGATTTTCTGAACTAGCAGATGCAAACGCTGAACCAGAAATAGCTATCACTTGTGCTCCACCTACGAATTGTGGGTTAGTAATATACGAATTTTGAGTTTCTAATTTCATATTATTTGTTTATTTTATTATTTAACAATTGTAAGTACTTTTTTATTGATTAGATATCATTTAGGTTAGGACCTAAATTATATAGTTCTGTAATTTCATTAGATGAAAGTATTCTATTATATAAAAGATATGAAGAAATACTACCAGAGAAATATCCATCAGAAGCCCAGTTAGGGTCATTTAAGAATCTATTACCAATTACAACTTGTAATGAACCAGAGTATGCAATTGGTTGTTGAGTTCCACTAGCGCTAACTGCATTATTGACGTATAAGATAAGTGAACCCGTTGATGGTCCAGATTGAATTGTTCTACTAACCATAAAATATTCAGTTGTATTCGTAGTTGCAGTACCTGCCGTTATTGTTCTAACACCATTTGCAGATTGAGCTCTAAACTTTTGGTCATTTGCTTCATCATAACTAATACCATCAAATGTAATAGTTGGTTGCTCTACACCAGCTGCTTGGTCTGGAGCACTACCAATATTACTAACACCACTACCAGTAGGTGTATTAGTTGCTAGCTTTAACCAAGTTATTTGTGTTTGATTTGTTAGACTTGATGTTGTAAATGTTGCAGATACTACATCAGATGTTCCATTAAATACAAATGTTTTATTAGATGAATCAAATGTAGGGAATGTAGAGCCACTAACAGGCTTTGCTTGCAATCCCCTTCCACTTATATCATACCATACAGACCCAGATGTTGGGTATGAACTAATGTTTCCTGCATTAAAGTATGCAATTAATCCATTTTGATTAAATGGTGGTACTGATATTGGATTAGCTCCTACTTGAGTATCTCCAATGTAATAAAAGGGTATTTGTGTATTCCCTAAAAATATTTGTGTTGATTGTGTTGGCATATTATTAATATTGATTTCTTCCTAATTCGGTTTGATATGAGTTTACTATTGTTGATAAGTTAGCTCCATCTAATCCATATCCTATTGAAGCAAATGAACAACCTCTACTACTATTTCTATATCCAGTTGTACCATCGTTTTGTGCTCCTAAATAAAGTTCTCTTGATGTAAATGCTGCAGTTCCAGATGACGTATTAACAACCTGTACTGCATTTCTATATCCTAAAGTTGCTGTACCATTTCGTACACCAACCATATATCCATTAGATGCGCCAGGCGCTCCACCACTTCCACCAATTTTATTTACAAAGACATATTGGTTATTATCACTAAATCTCATTGCTAAAAGAGTTTCACCACCAGCTGCAGCATTTGTTGCACCAATCTCTACATCATCAGCTCCTGCTGCATTTGTAAATGAATAGTAAGATACGTGGGCATCATTTAATCCTGCAAAATGAGTTTGTGGTACAAAAAATGTATTTGCGTATGTACCAGAAACACCATCAGGTTTAGCTCCACTATTATTATGTGTCCATCCTCCAGCAAAACTTAAACGGAATGCTGCATCAGTATCTTGAGGGTCTTTAAGATTATATTTGTGAGTTGTAGATGTACCACCAATCATAGGGTATATTGCTACCATATCCACCCACATATTTTGATTCTTAAGAGATACTACTAAATTATTAATAGCTGTTGCATTTGAACCGGAAATACCAGTAACATTAATAAATGCTTCTGCATCTGGGTCAAATGGAGAAGCTGTAAAAGTATTAATACCTACTAAAGAATCTCCGTAGGTTAAATAATCTATTTTTACATCTCCCAAATATAATTGTGTACTAGCTTCAGGCATTATTATTCAAATTTATCTAATTCGTGATTATATGTTTGTCCAATTATTGCTAACCTTTCTCTAATATCAATAAGTGCACATTCTCCTTCTGGTAATTGATATCCATCTAATGTATTCATATCACTTATTGTTATTACATCTATTACAATACTTCTATAATCTACTACTGCGTATTTGTACATATATTTTATTTTAACTTTTTATTACTATACTATCAGGTGGTGTTATTGTTGCACCTGTATATCCTCTATTACTTCCTATTGTTACTCTATAATCCTGTATTGAACCTTTTGCTCCATCATTAGCTCCCATATCTCCACCAAATACTCTATAAAATAAATTTGATGTAATTGTACCAGATGTACTAGCAGTATTTGTTATTCGTTGTCCAGCCCAATAAGCAGTAATTGTATTTGTTGAGTTAGTAAATGCAAATGCACAATGATACCAAACATTTAGATTATAAGATTGATTTCCACTAAAATATTGATTTGCGCCTCTAATAAATCTTAAACGAAACAAAGGAGAGTTAGGCTGATTTGATGGGAATGACATATCTAATGAAAATGTACCATTCGTATTTCTTAAAAGAGATTTATGGAAAGGTGCTGCAGGTGATGCTAATCTTTCTTGCATATATAGCCAACACTCAACAACCCAATCGGTAGATGTAAAGTTACTAAATGTACTTCCAAATACAGCTCCAATAGAGCCAGCATCTTCTTGAAATACTGATGTTGAGTATCCTCCAGCAGCTGAAAAATCATAAGAACCTGAGTTTACTAACGATGATGATGTAATACAAACGTTAGTAGCTGATGATGATGTAACAATAAGATTTACATTTGCACCACTACCTCTAACATATTTTGATATATCATTTTGAAAATTAGTTTGTTCAAATACACTTCCAAAGTTTGTACCTGGTACAGCCAATTCAACAAAAGAACCGGAAGAATCAGTTCTAACTAAAAAAGCAGGTCCTGCTGCAGAAGGCGGCTGTATATTATAAAACGTTGTTGATGAAAATAAACTCATATTATATAAATCTTTTTGCGTTTACAACATAAGCAGTTGTTGAATTTTCTGCTACAATTGATAACACATCTTTTATTCCACTACCAGATGATGGTAAGTAGAATGAACCAGATGGTTGTTTAATATTTGAACTAAATGATGCCGATGATACCGTACCAGTTGTTACAAAGATATTTGCATTCTCACCAGGGTTTAAGTTAGTTACGTTAAAGTGTGTTGTTGCACTATTTGCTAAAGTTACAGTAAAGAAGTTTCCTGCATTCATATCAATTGATGCTGTGTTACTTGCTACTGTTACTGCTACCACATTACCTTGCGCTGAACCAGTTATGATTATTGAACCAGTTATTACTGCAGAGCCTGTGAAAGGGAATTGTGTTAATCCTGCAACATTACTTCCACTAATAACATATAATGTATTAGGGTCTTTAGGTGTCAGCGATGAGTATGATGCTGAATCTAAAGTTACGATGTTATTAATTCTTGGTATAGTAGTATAAGTGTCCGTTACGTTACTTACAAATGAGCCACTAAATGTACCGCTTGTATAATAGTTGATAGAATTAAATCCTATTGAACCAGTGATTCCTAATGAACCTGTAATCAATGCAGAACCAGTGAATGGGAATCCAGCTCCAGTTCCACCACTTCCACCAGCTAATGTTATAGATGCAGTGTTATCATTAATTGTAAGGGCTTGTACGGCACTTCCACTAAATAATAGATAAGTTGCTGTTCCTACATTTGTTGAACCAGAAGCAAATCCAAATGGTTGTGCTGATGTTCCGTTTGTACCATTAACTCCGTTTGTACCATTAATGCCGCTTGTACCATTTACTCCATTAGTTCCATCTAAGCCGCTTGTACCATTTACTCCATTAACACCCGATGTTCCATTTACACCACTTGTACCATTTACTCCCGATGTACCATTTACTCCAGATGTACCATTTACTCCAGATGTACCTGATGAACCATTTGTTACAGTTGAACCTGATACGATGTATAATGTATTGGGGTCTTTTGGTGATAATGCTGAGTAAGATGCTGAATCTAAAGTTACAATTCTATTTGCAGGTGCTACGTTTGTATAAATGTCACCTAATGTACTTACAACACTTCCACTTAAAGAAGCTGATGAAATTAATATTGAACCAGTTACACCTAAACTTCCAGTTATTTGTGCTGAACCAGAGAATGGGAAACCAGCTCCAGCTCCACCTTCAATCTTAATAGATGCTGTTGAGTTAGCTACACTATATGATTGAACTCCGCTTCCACTAATTGAAATATATGTTGCAGTTCCAATTATATCACTTCCACTAGCAAATGTAAATGCAGTTGCTGACGTTCCAGATGTTCCCGATACACCGCTTGTTCCACTCAATCCAGAAGTACCATTCGTTGCGCTCAATCCAGAAGTACCTGATGTACCATTTGTAACCGTAGAACCAGAAACAATATAAAGTGTATTAGGGTCTTTTGGTGTAAGAGCTGCGTATGAAGCAGAATCTAAAGTTACTATCTTTTCTGCAGCCGGTACGTTTGTGTATGTATCACCTAAGTTTGTTACTACTGATGAACTAAATGAGCCACTTAATAATGTTAAGCTTCCAGTAACTCCTAATGAACCTGTTATTTGTGCTGAACCAGAGAATGGAAATCCACTACCTACTCCACTTATTATAATTGATGCAGTTCCAGAATTTACAGTTGCAGTAACACCACTTCCACTAAAGTTTAAGAATGTTGCTGCTCCTTGCGCTGTACCTTCATCAGCTACCGTTAATATTGTTGTTAATCCAGATGTACCATTACTTCCATCTGCGCCTGATGTTCCATCAACCCCAGATGTTCCCGATACACCGCTTGTTCCGCTAACACCATTAGTACCATTAATACCTGATGTGCCATCTACGCCTGATGTTCCGCTTACTCCGCTAGTACCATTTATTCCAGAAGTTCCATCAACTCCCGATGTGCCACTAACACCGCTAGTTCCATCCACACCGCTCGTACCATCTATTCCAGAAGTACCATTACTTCCGTTTACACCGCTCGTACCATCTACGCCTGATGTTCCATCAACTCCAGACGTTCCGTTGATTCCTGAGGTTCCTGATACCCCAGAAGTGCCACTAACTCCGCTTGTGCCGCTTACTCCTGATGTTCCTGATACGCCTGAAGTACCATCTACTCCGTTTGTACCATTCGTACCATCTATTCCAGAAGTGCCGTTAATACCGCTCGTACCATTGATTCCTGATGTGCCGTTTACCCCTGATGTTCCATTAACTCCAGAAGTACCTGAAGTACCATTGAATACTAATGAGCCTGAAGGTATTGCTATTGGATAAGAATTTGAATTACCTACCCACACATATCCTTCTTGTATGTTTGGAAGTGTAGCAGGACCAGGGTTTAAAACTAAACCTTTTCCACCACTACCTTCTTTTGTTACTATTCCTAATAATTGTATAATTGCTGAACCAGTTGGTCTTATGTTTGTAAAACCACCACCTGCAGCTGCGTATATTTCAGCTCCTTCAGCGTATCCAGTTGTATTAACCGCATCTATCTGTCCTAATATAATACCTCTACCAGTATTTGCACTATTGATATTATCACCTATAATATATGTTACAGGCATTTTAGCTGGATTAGCAGCATCTGCTCTAAATACTTTTGGATTTGCTCCTACTGAACCTGATACATAAACAGGCGTTCCTCTTAATAAAGTTGTTGCTTCACCATTATATACCGTATCGTTTGTTGTATTAACATATTGTAATGATAGATTACCATTACCATCCGTCTGAATAAAACTAAATTCACCATTGTCAACAGTTGGATATTTCAATCCACTAGCTGTTAATCCACCAACTAAGTTAGAACCTGATTGTACTGATAAAGAGCCTGTTATTGAAACTTGTCCAAATAGTAATTGTGTATCATTAGCTGCATCACCTAATTGGTTTGAGCCTGATGAGTATATTACACTTGCTGTTTCTATTTGTACTAATAACTTAGATGCAGTTATATCACCTGTTACATTCAAACTACCATTTATTGTTTGGCTACCATTGAATGTATTAGAACCTGTTGTAGCGTAAGAACCAGTCTTAGCTTCCAAGTTTTGTATTCTACCTGTATTTGAAGATATGTTTCCTTCATCAGTTGTCAAACGAGTTGATAGAGATGAAGATAAAGTATTTAATGAAGATGTACTTGCGTATGAGCCTGTTACACTAATTAAAGCGTTTACTTTAGCATCATTAGAAGCAGTATATGAATTGAATGAAGATGTTGTTGTATATGAGCCACTAACTGCTTGAAGTGAATCTACTTCAGCTATTAGAGTATCTATTTGTGCTTTTACCGAACCTGATACTACATTAATTCTATTATCAATTGATGTACTAACCGAATTGATTGTATTCACTAATGATTGAGATACAGCTGCAAGAGATGATGTAGTTGCGTATGAACCAGTCACCGCTTGTAAAGAATCTACTTCAGCTTCTAATACATTAATCTCATTCGCAACACTTGCACTAAACACATTGTTTGATGCTGTATATTGGTTAATAGATTGTGTGAAAGCATTTATAGATTGTGTATATGCATTAAACGATGAAGTAGTTACTAAATTACTAATATCTACTGCAGTTGCGTTTACATTAATTGTTGCTGTTGCACCTACTAAGGATGCAGTTATACTAGCTCCCACAAAGTTTAATGTAGTTGCTGCTCCTAATGATACACCTTCTTCTTGAATTACAACACCACTACCTGATAGTACTAAGTTATCCACTTGAGCTTCTAACATTGCTATACTTCCAGAGAATGATGATGAATCTATATTGTATGAACTCTCATCAACTAAAGAATCAATCATGTCAGTATTGAATTCTCTTAATATTGTTGGAGTAATAGCACCTACGTTGTTATTAGGAAAACTACTTTGATTTTCAGCTTGTAATTGCGTTTTATTTAATTGAGACATCTCTTTATATATTTATATATTTTTATATATTTCCAATATCAAATCCACTACTGAAACCACTACTAAATGCTCCTCTTTGTACAGGTGCTCTTTGTGTTTGTCCGATAGTTTGATTTTGTAAAGCACCCTCACAACATTCAGTTGTGTAGATATCAGTATCAACACATAAACATCCTCTACGTTTTGTCTTACCAGTTGCTTTACCTCTTGTTGGTCCGAAGTAAACACCTGACCACTTTCTCATATTTTGATTATAAGCTGGAGTTGGCATGTTATGATTTTTTATATATTAGACCGATACCCTGTGAACCTATCTTCTTATCACAACACTTAATATCATATACTGGTTTATTCCAGCATAGACATCCCATGCGATTACCTTTCCTCGGAGATGATAATGAATCAACTCTACCTTTCTTTGGTTTGGGCGGATAAGATGTTTTTAGTTTCATCGGATTACTTTATCTTTTAACAATTATAAACCATAAAGTATTAGAGAGGTATGGATTATGCTGCCTGTATCTTCTTCATCGCCTGTCTGTGTAACAAGTCTTCTAATTGAACTTTATCAGCTTGGTATGCTAACCATAGTAAACATTTCTCTAATGGTTCTTCTACTACTGCATTCATCTTTAGGATATCGTTTTGTGCCAATTGGATAATTGATGAGTAAGAACGCCACTTTTTTCCAAAACGGATTTGATGCTCCGAGGTACTTCCATCGATTCCATCAAAGAGCTCAGGGTATCTTTCTGCAAGTCCTCGAGTAAATTCTTGAAAAAAAAAAGTGCTCCAAAGTGTACGTCCATAGATACATCCATAAACTTTTCTGCATATAGTGCACCATCATATACTTTTGTATCGTATAAGGCTCCTGTCTTTTTAATTACAGGTCTATAAAGGATACTCATTATCTCTGCCCACTTCTCATCTACACCAATGGTTTCGTACTTTGATATATCCACATAAGCACCATAAGCCATATTAGATAGGTTAGGTTCGAATCCATACTCTACACCATCTATCTTTATAAATCTTTTTAATGGATGTTCAGCTTTGTTAAAGAAACTCTCTAAATCCCTCTTAACCTTTACATAGGTGTCTATATCCATTTGGTTCAAGTACTCCACAGGAAAGTGGCACAGGTGATGAAATAAGCATGCTGTAAGGGCTTCAGGTTCATCTGCGTATGTTTCCATATCCTTTCTTAATGCTAAGTAATCTTTAAGTGTTACTGCTTCCCAACTTGTTGGTACTTTTAGTATTATCTCTTGTTTCATATTATTTTATTTTCCATAGTTTAACGAAATGAGAATCTCTGCCATCCCCTTCTGAATGTATTTCGGTATGTGTATTCTCTATATGTGTCATCAATTGTTTTTGTTTTACTCCACCTAAGAAGTTATGTAGCTCCATAACAATATACTTTACTCCACTTAATTCAGCATGGATTAAGAAATCATATTCAGCTCCTTCACAATCTATTTTTAACAAACCAACTTCTCTATCTCTTATAAGGTCTTTAAATGAAAGGGTAATACATTCTTCCCATTCTCCTTGCCATCCATGTCCATTTTCTCCATTAACAAACTCTTGCGTACCAAAGTTGCCTGATAGGGTATCATCCTCACCAGCCATATACTTCATTAATCTTACAACTTGTCCGCTTGTACTTCCAACTGCATTTCTACTATACGAACCATCATATCCATTCAATCTTATTTGTTCACAATTGTAAACTGATGGCTCTACTAAATGCCAATTATCAAATCTCCATTTCCATGCATTCCAAAATCCACCAACGTTAGCTCCAATATCTAATACCAATTCATCCTTTTGGATATCTACTGAATCTATTGGATATGCTTGACATTCTCTTGTCACAGTATCATACCAGTCAGCTGGTTGATTGTTTGCTATTAACTTTTCTACTTTCATATTATGCTTTATTTGATTTTGGTGTTGTGATTACCTTTCCTTCAGGTACTGCCCATTGTTCCGGATTAACTAATTCACCTACCATTGTAAACTCTGCATTTTGTACAGGCACATTCGTAATATCAATTGTGTTAATCTGCTTTTCTAATACTCTCCTCAACTTATTTGTAGCAGAGTTTCTTTGTTGGATAGTGGCAGATAGATAAGCTTTAGAAGCTTTTAGTTCTTCCATTATCTTACCATTCTCCGTTTCCAAATGATTGATGTATGCTGCCATTTCCATTATTTGTTCTTCACCTATTAAGGCTTCACCTATTTTAAGGTATTGTTTATCTTCCATATATTTTGTTTTATCGTACACTTATTACATATTTTCCTTTAGCCGTAGCTACATTACTTAATCTCATCATTGCTCCATAACGAGCTGCATCTATTAAGTGGTCCATACCACCTTCGGGGTTATCCGTTACATGCTGATGTTTATCCATAGCCCATTGATACGAATAGAATTCATTAATTAGATTCTGACATGTCTTAGGAATAAACAACTTATAGTTTTGTAGAACCTGAATACCAAAACGAATACTATCCTTACCTTTGATTACAGGCTTGGTATTGAATCCTAAACGATACAGCTCCTCAATCATTCTTGGGTCAGATGAATCGCACCATATCTCCCAACGATTATCACCTACTATTTCTTTTAGCTTATCAGCAATTTCCGTTGTCACCATTCCCTTTTCGTAGCAGTTCTCAACTAAGTAGATATCATTACCTTTACGGAACAGAGAAACGATTGCAGTAGGGTCTTGTGAGAATCCAAAGTCCATCCCTATACACACAAAATCTGCATCATCAGGCACCCATTCACATTGTTCAAATTGGAATATAGCCCTTTCATTACCAACGTATTCACCTAAACCATATACCTTCCATGCTTTTGGATTAGTATGCCTTAATTCTTCAATGGCTCTCTTTACTGAATCCTCTAAGTAAATGTTGTTCTTATATGTGGTGAAGTAACGTGTACACTCCTGCATCTGCCTTATCCAATGATATGGTGATATAGTAGGGTTGTAAGATAATATGATTGGACCTGTTGTACGAATTTGTAGCTGGAAATAAGATTCCTCATCTATTTCGTTTGCTTCCTCTAACCATAAGATACTACTCTTTAATCCTCTTAGCTTCTCTGCATCATCGGTAGATATAAATTGTATTGTACTATCATTATAGAATGTGTATATCCTATCGGTAATATTAAAATCATTTTCATTCCATACACCAATTAGCTGCATTACATCTTTAAAATCTTTCATAATGGTACGCTTCAAAGATGGTATTGTCTTTCGTACAACAGTCACTTCTTGCTTACTCTCTAAAGCCTGTACAATAATCCATTGTAATAATGCGTATGTCTTGCCACTTCGAGTACCACCAATGTGATGTGTTACACGTGTTGGTGAATTCTGCTGATTGGAATAAGTGATTGTAGTATTAATCGTTAGTTCCATTACTGCCGGTTTGGTTTATGTTTACTGTAATCTGATGTATTCTTTGTTCTACTTCAGCTCTCACTTCCGTTCTACTCAACTTAGGGATTGTATATTCTAATAGTTTAAATGCTAATTCTAATGCAGCTTGTGGGTCTTTCTTCTTAATCTCCTCCAAATCTTTCGATAGGGTTGATAAGGTATTATCTACTGCTCTTGCTATTGAAAGCTTAACCATCTCCGTAGAACGATTAACTGCTCCCTTTGGTCTTCCTTTACTTAGCTTATTTCCTTTTTCAAATGCCATTGTTATTTCCTGTTATTTAAACATTTACTTATATTTTAACACTCATATATAAAAATATATCTAAAGCCTATTTAAATGGATTGTTTAGGTTATCTTTGAGATGCTTCTTTACCTTCTTACAATTAAGGTAGACTGTAGATTTAGATAGCTTTAGTTCTGCTGCTAACTTCTCAAATGTCATCTCCTTATCAAATGCGTACATCTGATATATCTTAGATGGTGCCCATAAACGAGTTCTTTCTAATCGTTTAAGTTCATCCACTACTTCGTTATATGTGTTATCTATCTTCTCGTCTGAATCTATATTGTATTCTATTTCTACTTCATCATACGTGTCCGAAATTTGTACATTCCTTTTGCCGGCTTTAATCCT